TATAAGCTGGCTAAGAACTTAAACTACGGTTTCATGTTTGGAGCTTCTGACAACAAGCTTGGTAAGATGGTTGGCGGAACTAAAGACACTGGTGCTGTAGTTCGTGAAGCCCTGTTAAGTGTATCTGCTGGCTTCGGTGCCTTAGTAGATAGCTTACAGAAAGAATGGCGTAGCAATGCTAAACGCCGTATGAATAAGTGGGGCCACTTAGAATATTATGATGGATGGATTGTCGGTTTAGATGGTCGTCCAATATTAATTGAGAGTGAACACGCTATCCTAGTTTACCTGCTACAATCTGATGAGGCTATTATGATGGCAGCAGCTTACTGTTTTCTTTTCAAGAGAGCAGAGAAGCGTGGTTGGAAACATGGTGTAGATTGGGGTATGTTAGCTTGGGTGCATAAATCATTGTGCACGTTAAATCTGGTGAACTCGGTGAAACCCTAATGGGGCAATACCGAGCCAAGCCATAGGAGATTATATATGAGAGGTAAACCGTTAAGGTTTATCACCACTGATGGTGGTTGTATAATTCCTTCGTCACACAAATTAAATTCAGATGGATATTTTAGATCAAGAGATCATAGGCACATAGGTAGTGGATCAAGGCCCTTGATTATGTATCACAGATTGGTTTGGGAACTTTCCTTTGGAACAATACCAGATGGATTTGAGATTGATCATAAGTGTCGAAATAGAGCGTGTTGTAACCTAGAACATTTACAAGTGTTATCAGGTAAAGAACACACCGTTAAGACCAATAAAGAAAGATATTCAGAAAGATTAGCAAATGCATATGAACACTGGAAACAAACACAGTGTACAGGTGTTGCATTAGCAAAAGAATTTGGTGTGACGTTCTCTTGTGCCTGTAGGTGGATAAGAGAATGGAAGGTGTAGAGACTATCCGAAAGGAGTAGGGGCAAGGGTGAAATTCCCTTGTATCCCGAAGCGCCAGAAACAGCACGTCTCAGTGTTGTTGTGATATAGTCCGACACTCTCAGTAATGGGAGAATACAGGAAGGATGAATACCAATGCGAGGTGCGAGAGGATATCTCTAAAGAGTTTGCTCTTCTAGCTGAGCAATGTATTGTAGATGCTGGTAAGTATTACAAGATACAATGTCCTCATGCTGGGGAGAGTGATATTGGAATTAACTGGGGTGAAACCCACTAGGAGAATGTTATGCCAACGATTAATGGTAAGTGGTACAGTGAGCAAGAGCTAGCAGAGTTACAACGAGCGTTATCACGTAAGAATGAAGGCTCCAGCATCCTCGATTCAAGCTTTGTCACAAGTGCTGTAGTTGGGGCTGTCACGGGATCAACCGTTATTGGTGCAATTGTAGGTGGTAATATCATCGGTGGTTTATTAGGTGATATGCTTGAAGGTTCAGACGATTCTTGGTTCTAAGGAGTTCTAATGTATTCAAACACAGTAGCAATGTTAGATGAAGCGTACATCTACGATATATTCACAGTTGCCGGAGCTATGGCACAGTTTCGTAGAAACGCTACATCAAGCACTAGCAAGGATGAAGCAAGTGAGATCATTGAAGATCTGAATAATGAACTAAGAGAAATAGCTGGTGTAGAGGATATTCCTTGGGAAGCATTCGTAATGATGCCACCTATACAGCTATCTCGTATTATTGAATTAACACCTGCACACTTCCAAGAACTGTGGGCACAATACAACGGAGTGAAATAGATGAAAGACCATTTAAAGAAACGCCCTCTTGTAATAGGTAAGATTGTTACAAAAGATGTGAAATTAGAGCGTCCAGTTAAAGTGAAGAAGGAGCGAGTAGGACGAGCACCATTAGAACGAGCTGTTCGTGGCTGGTTTGATGTACCTGAAAGAGCGTTGGTAGAGCCCACCACACCACCTAAAGGAGAAGTGCTCTTCGAGGGTTTAACGTATACTGAGTGGCAAGATAAAAAAGATAAGGAGGAGCGTGAGAAATTTATGAAACATCCAGACGTCAACATTGGATATGCCAGAAAACTAGCATTGCAGATTATTGCTAACGATGATAAGGGTTTACAAGGTGATCCAGAAGATCTGGCACAACACCTCATGGATGCTGGACGATGGAATGCTGGTGTGTTCCATAAAGAATATCGTAAGCTCGCCACAATTGACAGTGCCATGCATTGGCAACGTACAGCACAGGGTCACGAATTCTGGGATCAGATTTACAACCACACACACCAAATCCCTGAGCACACAGGTAAAAAGCATATTTAATTAGCAATATATACAAGGAACGTATATGACAGATTTAACTTTAAATTTAAACACAGTAAAAAGTTCAGGCTCAAAGAAGTTTACACCAGCCCTAGCATTAGAGGCGGACACTTATATGTGTCGAGTTGTACAAGTAGTTACAGTGGGTTTACAAGAGCAACGTCCATTCCAAGGAGAAGCTAAAGGCCCCAAAGACGAAGTACAAATTACTTATGAGTTTACCACTGAATTCTTATTAGATGACGCAGGTAATCCCGATGAAAGTAAGCCTCGCTGGCTCTCTGAGTTTGTCCCAATCAATAGTCTGGATTCTGATTTAGCTAAGCTAACCAAACGCTACAAGGCTATTGATCCTAAAGACGAAAGCAAAGGTAATTTGTTTGATCTTGTAGGTCGCCCTTGTATGGTGACAGTTACTAAGAATCCGGGTGTTAATGGTAAGCCGGAAAAGAATTACATTGCTGGTGTAGCTCCTGCACCTAAAGGTATTCCCTTTCCACCATTAGTTAATGCACCCAAGGTGTTTCATATTGATGCGCCAGACTTAGCTGTGTTTGAGACACTACCTGAATGGCTGCGCACCAAGTGTACTGCTGAGAACTTGCGATATGCTGGATCTGTTCTAGAGAAGGCATTGACGGGTAAGAGCAGCTCAGTACCTGTTGCAGCACCCGTAGCGGCAACAACACAAGCAGCGGCTGTTAAGCCAGCTGTAGATGAACCAGCTTACGATGACGATTTACCCTTTTGATGATGAATCCAACAAAAGTATGTAGGGTTTGCAAGGAGGAACTCCCTATCAGGGCGTTCCACCCAAATAAGAGCTGTGCCCTTGGTGTCATAGGAACTTGTCGAGAATGTTCAAAGATTCGTCTAAATTCGTGGTATAAAGATAATCGTACTAAACGGCAAGATACTCAAAATAAATATAACCGAGATCGAAAAATACTCTGGATTGAAAAGAAAGGTGGTTGTTGTCAACACTGTGGTGGGTTATTTCCACCTTGTGTCTTTGATTTCCACCACATAGAAGGTAAAGATGTAAACCCATCTAAAGCCCTATCTTTAAGTCTCGAAAGAGCGGAGAAAGAGATGTCAAAATGTATTCTTCTTTGTTCAAACTGTCACAGGATTGAACACTTTAATAAAGATGCGCAGGAGGTAAAATAATGTCGCCTTCAATTAACAAGCAAGTCACCCCGTTGATTGATGGAGACATTTGAAGGTCTTAATCTATGAAGCTGGCTCTGTAGCTGAATACGGGCTAGATGGTGTTCCCCCTTTCTCTGTTGCAGAGTCTTTCTTGCTTCAACGCTTAGAAGGCATCTGTACAGCGTCTGGAGGGACGCAATTCCCTCTGATATACCTTACTGGCAAGGATAACTTTAGACACTCCATAGCCTCTCGTAAGGCTTATAAAGGTAATCGTAAAGATGTACAAAGACCTTACCACTATCGTAATCTATTTGTATATCTCCGTGATGTACTCGGAGCTATTGTTGTAGATGGAATGGAGGCAGATGATGCAATGTGTATTGAGCAGACTAAACGACTGCACCTAATGGACACAATCATCTGCACCCGAGACAAAGATTTACGACAATGTCCCGGATGGCATTATGGCTGGGAGTCTGGTAAGCAAGGTGAGTTCTATCCGCAGATTGTAGATGAACTAGGTTATATTGCTCTAGATGATAAAGGAAAACTACGTGGGGTTGGAAGTAAGTTCTTCTATTCCCAATTGATAACTGGTGACACCGTTGATAATATTCCCGGCTGTCCAAAAGCTGGCCCAGTGAAGGCAATTTCCGCCCTAGAAGGTGTTAACACCAATAGGGAAATGTATGAGGCAGTGTTGAATCTGTATAGACAGGTCTATGAAGAACACGCCGAGGAGGAATTGCTTGAGCAGGCTTACCTATTGTGGATGGTGAGGAGTTTGAATGAAGATGGAACACCAATAATGTGGAAAGTACCGGAGTAAATAATTATGTGTTGTGAACCGCATGGTGGAACAAAAGAAGATGGTGAAGAGGGTGAATGTCCTGTCTGTGGAGCAAAGACGTATGGTGGAGTGTCTGTAGATATCTGTGGATACAGCCCTATGTTGTGTGAATATTGTGGTGATGCTCCTTGTGACCAGTCTTGTTAAGGAGAGTTATGGGTTTAACGTATGTAGCAAGTGTTTATAGTCAAGGCAACGCTGATGCTGCCTTATTACAGAAACGATACGAGGTGGTTCTAAAATGGGTTGCAACTAATTTAGTTGAGAGAGTCCAAAGGGGTGAGGTGTTATACAGCCCTATAGCTCATAATCATGAAATGGCTAAGGTGGCAACACTACCTAAGACATGGGATTTCTGGAAACAGATTGACGTAGCAACGCTAAAGCATTGCGCTAAGTTAATTGTGTTACAGATGCCCGGCTGGGAGGAGAGTGTAGGAATCCAAGCTGAAATTGAAGTGTCTAAGGCCAATTGCATTCCAATAGAATACATCCGTGTAGACATGGAAGGTTGATGATATGCCGCCACGGAAGGTAGCTAAAACACGTGCTGATGCCACAATGACAGAAGCACAATACCATTCACACATTAAAGGAACATTACGTAAGGGAACACGATTCTGGAAGCCTAAGATGCTATGCCTAGAGCAAGCGTATGTAGGAACAGAAAAGAATGTATCTACTGGCCGTATGGCAAAGCATTATAAATGTGCTTCCTGCGGTAATCACTTTCCAGTTAAAGAAGTTCAAGTAGATCATATTGATCCTGTAATTGATCCTACGGTTGGTTTCCAATCTTGGGATGTTGTAATAGAAAAGATGTACTGCGATTCTACCAACCTTCAAGTGCTATGCAAATCTTGCCATGCATTAAAAACGAAGGAAGAACGCACATTAGCAAAACAATCAAAGGAATGATTATGTCTAATAATATTAAAGGTTATAGTTTGTTCAACGATATCGAAGATACAGAATTGCGTGTTCGTAATCGTGCTGTTGTTATGGCAAATATTTTTGATGATAACTTAGATGAGAAAGCCACCACACCAACAATCAAAGGTGCTGGTGCTGCATTGTTGTTGTCCTATTTCAGTAAGATTCCTGCGGAGGATATGCAGGCTGTCTGGGATAAGTTCAAGAATATTATGACAACTGAGCGAGGCTATAACTATGTCGGACAATAAGGAAGTAAACCTGTTTCTTCCAACAGGTGTTAAGATCCTTGTTGTTGATATTGAAACATCTCCAAACCTCGGTTATGTTTGGGGTGCGTGGAAGCAGAACATGGCTCTGAGTCAAGTATCTAAAGTCGGAACAATGTTATCTTGGGCAGCCAAGTGGGTTGGTACTGACAACATGATGTTTGACCATAACATGAACTACGGAGACAATCCCGCAGATGACCGAGGCACTACATTAACACTACACAGACTTCTCGATAATGCTGATATTATTGTAACCTATAATGGTAAGAAGTTTGATATCCCATTCTTCCAAGGGCGTTGCTTAGCTCATGGATTTGAACCACCTAGTCCCTATAAACATGTGGACTTATTCCAAGTGGTTCGTCAGAACTTCCGCCTAATGCATCGTAGTCTAGCTGCCGTAGCAAAGCATCTAGGTGTAGAAGGTAAGAGTGAGACTGGTGGATTTGAACTCTGGGCACAATGTATGGCTGGAGATCTGGATGCGTGGGAGAAGATGGTTAAGTATAACATACAAGACATCCACGTAACAGAAGATGTGTATCGTGTTCTACGTCCGTGGATTAAGAACCATCCTAATGTTGGCTTGTACATGGAAGAGGAAGAAGCTGTATGTCCTAAGTGTGGGGGTAAACACATACACTTCCGTGGATATGCTACAACAGCTGTCAGTAAGTTTAGACGCTTCCAGTGTTTAAACTGTGGTGGGTGGGGCAGACTGCGCTTAGCCGATAAGACAGCTAAGAAGCCAATTGTAGTGAATGAGATGTAAACAAATAAGGAGGGCTTCGGCTCTCCTTTTCTATTTGGAGAGAATAATGGAACGCATGAACAGTGGGGCTATCAATGTGCATTGGCACATAGGCTCACGCGATATTGATATTGGGCTAGTTCCCAGAGAGCGTGAAGAGGATTTCATTCGATCCCTCTCAAAGCTACTCGCAGACTTCGCAAACACCACAGATAGAATTGGTTTTACATCAATGGTTTTATCTGAAGATGAAATCGCTGTCTCATATGAACATATGGATGACCTAGTTGGAGATCTATATGATAAAGAAGAATTGATTGAGAAGGCATTCGATAAAGCTGTGGAGCTGGAAGATACAATTGAAACATTACGTGGTGAGTTAGCAGATATTATACAAGAGCGTGACGAAATGCAAGAACGTATTGATGAATTAGAGCAGGAGATTTTAGATGCTAGAACCGAATAAGGATATGAAGTTTGACCAAGGGAAAACGAGAATGTCACTACTCATTGCGGGTATTGCCCCGTCAATCAAAGCTGTGGCGGACGTCCTCACCTTTGGTGCTAAGAAATACGCAGCACACAGATGGCAGACAGTGGAGAATGGTGAAGAGCGTTATCTTGATGCTATGTATCGTCATCTTAATGCTGTCCATAGCGGTGAAAGGGTAGATCCGGAGAGCGGTATGTTACATTGGGCACACATTGCTTGTAATGCAATGTTCTTATTATGGTTTGAATTGAGGAAATAAACATGGATATTATACTATGGTTTTTAGTTTTTATATTAATCTTTGTTATAATTGAAGAAAAGTAATCACGAAGGGGTTCAAGGATGGATGTTAAATATTACGACGGAAGAGATCTTCAAGGGTTCTGGGAAGTTACATGTGTATATGAAGGTGGTGTAAGAGAGCCCCTTTGCTTTCTACCAGACCCCAACTTAGAAGTTATTACAACGCTAAAGGATTTAAATCCTGATTGCATTCTCTCCCTGATTCAAGGAGATGTAGCCTTCCTAGTTCGTACATTTGCTGAAGACGAAGGTGTTGATGAGTAGTAAAGAACAAGTTGAATGGTGTTTGCAAAGAGCACTTGAGGCATTAAAGGATTATGATGCAGCATCTGCTACGAAGTATGTGGAGATGGCTGTCATGTGGAATAAACGATGATACTCATAAAAGATAAACTGATTTATCCAACATTTGTAAAACAGAATTGCGTATTCCTATTCACCTCTAACAGTATTGTCAAGAAGGACGGTACATTAGTCATGGGTGCAGGAAGTGCAAAAGATTTCAAAGAGGTCTACACTAAAGCACCTAAGTATTTTGGAGGTGTTGTAAAAGATTTCCCAACAATTCCGGTACATCTGGTTAGGCGGGATGAAGGGTTGGTTGGATCTTTTAAAACTAAGAATCATTGGAAGGAACCGAGCACACTAGAGATTGTTAAAACGTCTGTAAAAATGCTAAAGCTACATGCAGAAACACACCCCGAATGGTCAATCTACTTACCATTTCCCGGTATAGGTTTTGGTGGGTTAGACATTGAAAGTGTTTTACCCTTGTTAGAAGAATTACCAGACAATGTATTCGTATTTTTAATGGGGGAATAATTATGTCATTAGAGATTGCAAGAACAGAGCTTGGTTATTGTTGTCAGACATTGTGTAGGAAAGATGTTGTAGCAGATGCACTTCCTAAGATCACAATGGAAGAAGCCCTGTATATGCTGTATGAAGCAACCTATGCAGAACCTGATGATGTAACTGGAGGGGTTAACTTCCTCTTAGAAACAGAAGACGCTCAACATATAATTAAAACAATTTACGGAAAATAATATGAAACTTTTCGCAAGGATGCGACCATCACTCCTAACAATCTTGAGGGTGTTTGGTTATGTTGTAATACCATTCGCAATTGCTGTAGGTGCATTCACCAATACACCATTAATTACAGGTACAGCATTCATTGCTGAACTGTTAGTGTTGGCATTATTAGAAGGTGGTAAAGGGTTATGATGCAATGTATCGATTTCGCATCTTTCTGGCAACAAGTACAGCGTGGTACTATCCGTGTCTGCTCTATAGATACAGCCAATATATGCGCTAAGATGGCGGGTGGTATAACCGTGTATGGATGTGTCATCAAATTATAGACAAAATAAAGGGGCGTCCAGAAATGGATTAGCCCCTTTTTACTATTTCTTCTTTGTTTTACTTCCCTTCGGTCTACCACCAGTCCCCAAGTTCTTCGCCCTATTCTTACTCTTATCCATAACCTGTAAGTTAGAAGGTTTATTATTCAAGCTCCCACGAGCCTTGTGCTTCTTGTGGTCAACATCTTTACCATCTCCCTTACTCACCTTACCTGCTTTAACCATCGTGGCTCTAGCAGCGTTACGTTGAGCCCTACGCTTCTTCTGCTCAGGTGATGCGTTATACTTACGCTTAGCTACACTGGCAGGTTTAGCATCTTTCTTCATCTGTCCTTTCTTAGCCATATCACTTCCCGCTATCCATTGTGTTCTTCACTTCTAAATACCACTTAACCCACTTATATGTTTTCTTCTGACATTCAATATACCGATCAACATTACGTACATCAGCTGCAAGCTCTTCTGACGCATCACCTTCAATCGGCTCTAACGCTTGGCACATCTGTAATGATGGAGGTTTGGGCAAACTCATTGGTTCTGGCAATTGATTGATTCTTGATGCGCACCCGCTTAACATCAGGAGGACAGACGCCACTAACATACTCTTTAACATATTTCACAACCTCTTTCTCAACTTCTAGTGTCTGTATAGATACTACCTGCTCTTTAGCTTCTACATGAACATCCAGAATTGCTAATCTTTCAGCAAGTTCTTTATTCTGCTCATTAGTGTGAACCAGTGCTAGGGTTGTCGCCTTATCAAGTTGAATCCTTTCCTCAGCCCAAGCTAACGAAACCTTGTTAACACCATATCTGTAAGAAGCCCCCCCACAAGCGATTAGAGCAACAATAAATAATACTGCACCAATCACCCACCTATTTGTTAATATCCCCATCACGGCTCTCCCATCGTGTTTGAATAGCCTTAGCGAATGCACTCGAACCTATCAATCCAGTTCCTAGTGTCATAGCCATAGCTGCGTCTGGAAGTTTCATAAACATAGCTGCTGTGCCTGCAAGTGTTACAATAACACCTAAGATGAGTGACACCATGAATCCAATACGCATCATTGATGTCTTGCCATTATGATTATTTAAGCAACTCATAAAACTCCTACTTAGATGATAAGGCTTTTTGGAACTCTAACTTATCCCCTAGATGCTGAATAGCACTAAGAACTGTTAAGTGGTTCTCTGATATCTTCTGATTAAGACGCCCTACATCCGCTCTATTCTCTGTTATGTCAATTTGAATGCCATCAATCTTATCTTCTAATAAATCCATACGAGATTCGTAGTGCTTATTAGATAGTTCAATCAATCCCAATCTCTCTCGGTTTGTCTGCACAACTTTAGATTGTTCTGCTATGTGTGCGTACAACTCCCTCTTGTTAGCCGATAATTGTCTATTGAACCACCATGCAAAAGAGACACCTGCACCTGCTGTGGAACAAAGAAGTGTTATAATAAACAAGACGTCTTTTACTTCAAGACTTGAAACATCCCCAGTCATCAATCCTCCAGAGCCACCTACCGTTTAGCAGGTGGCCAGATCTAATTAGCTATTGGTTGTATTCCCACCTAGCCCAGCCATTCTCTCTGCAAGTCTAGCTGCCCTCTCTGGGGTTTGCTCAGATGCCCATGTTGAGTCCAACATCTCTTTAGCCGCTGTCTGATAATCACCAGCATTAACAGCTGAAAGCATTCGCTTAAATCCCTTCAAACCATTAGCACCAAGTTGATATGTCATATTGGTTAAGATGTCATGCACTTCCTTTGGAGCGTTAGGGGCGACCTTCTGGGCAGTCTTACGTGCCTTTGATGTATCCTCTAACAACCATTGGTATGCTGTATCTTTATCAATTGTATCTGGAATATCCCGTCCTGTAACTGCACTGCCATATCCTACTGTTTCAAATCCTAAAGTATCTTTGTACTTCTTAGATCTAAAACCCTCATCAGACATTAGCTGTTCAACTTCTGGGTCAGCATAATTTTGTTCCCAAGGCATACTGCCTCCTTCCTGTTTATTTGTATCTTCCCAAGTCATTTCCCAAGGTCTCATACCTACCTCTTATATGCTGGAGCATCTGCGAATGGGGACTTACCATCTTTGACTCGTTGCTCTGCGTGTTTAACCGCTTTGTTAATGACACTATTAGGAATATCTCCTTTACCAGCAGATGCATCTAATACCGCAGAAATCTCCGACTTGGTGAGGCCGGGAACTAGTGTTGGTATATCCATCTCTTTGCCGTTAATCTGTACACCTACTGAGTATTCCGTTACATCCTGCCCTTCTGAATTCTTCAGCGCACCAAGATATCCTGTACCCTTTTGACTACCATCATTACGCACTGTGTCATCTTTCTGTGTCACTTGTTCCCAACTGGATTGCTGTTGTGGATCTCCGCCCTTGAATGTGTAGCCATTAACTTCCTGCCCCACATATGGCAACCCTTGGAATGGGTTGGTGCTCTTAGCTGGCTTCTGTGTAGGAGCTGGCTGATTCTTCTCAAAGGTCTGCATAGTAGATGTCTGAGGAACAGTCTGTGGAGAGGTTGAGAGAATGATTGACAAGTATTGCTCAGCAGTGATATCGGGATTACCTACAGCCTCTCCTTTCTTAGCAAGATATTGTGGATTAGCCTTTAACACTTTGTACAGGTTGTTCACAATAGCTTGGTTCATAGCACCTTCAAATGGGCCACCTAAACCGTCTGGTGTATTCACCTGTAATGACACACGACCCATGTCTGATGTCTTTGTAACGATACCTACTGAATCTGGCATACGTCCGTGTAACAGAGCATAAGCGGATTGGAATGCTGTAATATTTCCAGCCACTTGAGCGTCTACAACAGGTGTATATTTCTCAGGTTCCTGTTTCAGCATGTACGAGAATCCGGGTTTCAACAGTGTTTCAATAACACGTGGGCTCCAATAAGCAACCTGTTTCATCTTGGTTGCAGCTTCTGGACTAGACGCTACAGAATCCCATACGTATTGTACTGCTGTATCCCTGCCATTCAACAAGGACACACCAACAGTTTGAGCTTCATTAGGGCTTAGCTGTTCTGACTGCCTATCTGTCAATGTAATCTTAGAAATACCTTCCGACAGATTGGTGCTGTAGATTTGACTATTCTCCATCAGGGTTTTAATCTGTGGGTTTTCAGAGATCCATCTACGGCGTGTCTCATCAGGCGTGGTAATCATATCGAACACTTGACTACCCAACTGAGGGCTAACTTGTGACGCTGCTGCTACAACTGGAAACGCCTTAGTGAAAGCTAATGCACTTTCATTAGTCATATCTTTTAATACTGCTGCATCAATCTTACTCTTAGCAAAATCTCCTACCATTGAATTCATATTGGTAGACCAAGATTCAACCTCGGTCAATCTACGATTCAAAGCTGTCTGAGATATTGCTAGTGTACCATCATCAAGGAAAGATTGTTGACGAATCTTCGCCTTCATCTTAATAGCTTCTTGTTGAATAGCACGATTGAAACCTGCCACATCACCAGCTTGTAAACTACCTTTAGTTTCTAAGAGACGGTTCATTGTGTCGAACACTTTAGTTGAACCTGCGTTCAAAGAAAACTGATGACTAATCTCGGTAGTCTTATCAACCTTTCCTTCAATATACTTGTCTATCTCAGCTTGTGCACCAATCTGTTCAGATGCTTGTGAGAGAGCCATACGCTCTTGAGCAACAGATGGGGATACGTTGTAGAGAGTTGAGTATTCTGCAATCTTCTGCTTAGCTGCATTCATACCCTTTTCTTCTGGACTCTCCCCAAACAATCCACCAGACCCACCACTTCCTACACCAGAACCTCCACCGAATGCTGCTTGAAAGCGTTTATCTGCCTCTGAGCCTAGCGTAGGTAGATTGGATTTAAAAGTGTTTAGAGCAACACGAGCTTGCGTTAATAGCAAGCCCTTGTCACCACCTGTCATACGTGCTTGTTTAATATCATTGAACTGGGATTCTAGATCATTTAACTGGCTAGAGCTAACTGTCTGTACAATCGCCTCTGTACCGATCTTAACAGCATTAAGCAAGTTAGTGTTATCTGCAACACCAACCTGTGCAGCTTGTGGCTGCACTGTCAAATCTGGTTGGAATAAACTCATTACTTATCTCCCTTAGCCTTCTCATTGGCTAATACACTAAACTCACCTGTTGCGTTAAATAAATCGCTAGAACGCATATTCATCCAATCCTTAAATGTCTTATCATCAAACTGTCTGCTATTCATCTTATCCAGAACACTCTTCATTATACGCTCTCTGGTTTCGTAATCATCCACCTGAGCACGTAAGAAGTGTAATGCACGTGAGGCTCTCTCCGCACCCACTGGATCACCCGCATCTGTAGAGATAGACCAACTATGTAGCATAGATGTAATCTGATCTGACAATGCTTTCTCCTTATCCTTAGAGGTCTTGATAGCACCTGCTAGGTCATACACATCCATTAGATCTTGAGATGTAAAACCCACCCCACGGGCAATCATGGTTCCCATGTTAGCACCTTCTGGGTATTGGAACAGGGTTTGTCCATTACGCGAGAAGTAGGCATCTGCATACGCTAAGTCGTAGGCTTGTAATGCCTTACGTCCAGAAGCAGTCATCGATATCATTGATTTGCCGATATCTGATAGGGCATCTTCAACCATGCTAGTAGACCACTCTTCTGGAGGTGTGTGTCCGACTGTTGCCACTTCACGGGAGAATGTTTTTATAACGTCATATCCACGACCAAACAAGCTATAGGATACACCCATCAAACCCTCCACCATACTCACATCACCAGAGAATAACTTTTCAAAATCCTCCATGTAATCTGATGCAAGTGACATACGTCCAGAAATAACCGCATCAACATCCATAACATCATTGAATAAGAATCCTAATGCACCACGCTTAGCCGTTACCAACTGTGCTTGTGATAGGTCTCCTTCATCGAAGAACATATCTACGATTTGGTCTTGGAAGCTGTTCAAGATTGGAATACCCGTCGCACCAAAGAGGGTTGCTTGTGCTAGAAGCACTTGAGCCTTCTCCCTTCCTGTGAACCAATCCCCAAACATAGATTCAGCAAACTTAGTGTAGATCTGTTTGAACTGTGTAGGCAGTGACCAGACACCTCGTTGGAACCAAGCCTTATTGCCAGCACCCATGTTCATACGATATTGTTCTGCTCTCGCCATCACCTTCTTTAGCGTTTCATCTGTGAATGCAAACTTACCACCATCTAAAGCTTTCTGTCTTTCTAAGGCCGTGAAGAATGATATACGCATGTTAGCCAGTTCACCCATCTTGAAGAATACTTGACCCTTCTCCTCAAGTGTACCATATGCTCTGCGTAACAAGCCTGCATCTATGAGACCACCACCTGCCATTGTAGCAAAGTCGGCATTACCCATCACTACAGAATCATACATACCACTTCGACGCCAGAACTCCCAATCTTTTACAAATCCATTCGGGTTCTCACCAAGAGACTGTGCAAGTTTAAACATTGCCTTATCTCCTGTGATTGAACGCTCTCCTTGATCCCACAAAGATGCCATCATCCACTTGTTCAAGGCTCTTGGAGCAAACTTAGGATCTACAGCTAATGCCATAACAGCACCGAATGCCTGCACTGGAAGCTGAACAATCGAGAACATACCTAGGTTAAGGTTGAATGCCCTTCCTTTCAAGAAGTTTAATGCTGATTGGTCTTTATAGTTGTATAAGAATGCTGCTGTCTTTTCCTTTCCAGCTCTATCGAACGTCTTACCAATAGATCGCAACACACCAGCCATAGACTGTTCGGCTTTTGTGGGTACACCCATGATACCATTAATTTGATCTAAAGCCGTTAGCAGTTTTGATTTACGACCCTGAGCTAGAGAGCTTGCCTCGACAATGCCACGTAGCTCACTGAAACGTCGTCCACGAGCTTCTGGCAGGTCGGTCATAACCTCGTTAAGCATACGTTGCTGCACGTTCATACGCCACTCTGAGGAGGGTACACGACGAGCAGTGTATTCCATGTATTGCTGTAATGTGTCAAGCAAGTCCGCTTTCTTCTTACCACCTGTCTCGCTGGCATCTATTAATTCTTTAACCTTACGGTCTGCACGATACTGACCACCAGCTATACGCATCTGGTCATCTGTAATGCGTCCAGCTACAATAGGATCTTTATCAAAGTGCATAGAGTAAGAAACATTCTTCTCAGCTGTCTCGGCTGCTCGTTCTAGAGCACTGATATATTTTCTAGCTTGACCTTCGGTTCGAGCAAATGCAATCGTCTCTACAATGTCACGAGCCTTACCATCAACAACCAGCTTACGCGACTTCTGAATGAATACGTTTGCTTGATTATAAACTCTAGGAAGATAATTAGGAACCTTAGTTAGAACACGCTCTGGAAGGTTAGAGATCTGATCGCCTTTAACGAGAGAGAATCTCACCTTGTTCGCTCCTGTTTCAAACCAATCTACGGGATCTTTACTATCTGACTTAACAAGCCTGAACCCCTTATCAAGGAACTCATCAAGTTCAGAAGTTTTATTGATAATCTTCACTTCACCTGTAGATGGTATGAATACGTTTGTTTCTTCTGCCTGTCCAAATCCCATACGAGCTGATTCAGGGGAGTCATACACTTTAGCAAAATGGTCTTTATCCCCAAGCTTAACATTGCGAATATTCTTTAATTCCATTTCACGGCGTAATGAATAGTTGTTTGTATTGAAAACATCATCAAGAATCTTACGAGTGCCCTGAAACACTTTAAACTCTTCATCAGATAGACGTATACTGCCAACACCCTTGTTGACCAGATTGTCATATGTTGGTACAATGGGTTTACCATCTAGAGCTTCCAACATGTTGCTGATGTTATTCACAGACTCCTTGTTACCTTTAACTGGTTTCCATGCATCTTTAAACGCATTGGTATACCCTGTAAGGGCTTTAGATCGTCCAGCTATAATCATCTCTGCCTGTTGTACAAAGATGTCCCTATCTGCTCCTAGACGCATATTGGGGGATGCTGTTGGGTTTAGAGCATTAGCTAAAGAAGCTTCCTTCTCTTTTAAACCACCAACATCATCAATTGTAAATCGTCTGAACTCTTCAACACGTACAGCGTCATCTTCACCATTGAACCAGTCATACTTAATATCAATACCTTCGGGTGTGGCTTTAATATCCACCACTTCAATGTCTGGGGCACTGCGCAATTCTTTATCAATCTTACCAATTAATCGTCCCTGTTCTTCAGGTGTTAATGAAAGTTGGATATTAATACGGTCACGAGCGTAATCTAAATTACCTTCGACACCATCCATATATGCACGATATTCACTTGAATAACCAACAGGAGATCCCTTCAGTACATCTTCTTTAATCTCTGGTGTAACTAATGGATTACCAACAGACTGAGCTTCTGTTCTTGGGATACCTAATCTAGTGGCTACATTTGCATCAGCAGCCGCTGCTCCAGACAACTGTGCGGCCTTCTCAATATCACCAGCTTCTGACATCACCTTGGCACGGTTTAAGGCCGTCATACCTCTCAACATCTTTTTACCGAAAGAAGCCATAGCAGCAGAACCAAGTGCAAGTACAGAATTCATACCTGTTAGACCAATACCTACAGCCTCAATACCTAAATCAACATCTGTGAACTGGTCTTTACCAATAAGACGATCATTTAAAATCATCTGCTGTAATACGTTGTCGTCTGTATCTCCAACAATCTCTTTTAATTTCTCATCCCATGCACCTCTAGCTTCAGCAGGGAGTGAGGCACGAAAGGATACAAGGTCGTTTATGTGTTCTTGGCTAGATAGATAACCCTCTAGTGCAGAAACGTTACTATTAGCCTGTGTAATTACTTTGGTGGTGTTATATCCATCATCAGGCACCACTAACATACCGAGGAAATCCATACCAACCTGAAACTTACTCTGTTCGTCAAACTTTTTAGCATAGAACATAGACATGCTATGATCTGATGCCAGTTTTAATTTCTCAGTGCGACTCAACCCACCTGTGTTCTCTAAACTATTAACCCAAGCGTAAGATACTCCGAGAGGACTCTCTGCAATTGCTTGGTCTTTGATATTTTCATCAACAGTGGTTTTCAATGCATCTGGAAGTAGGTCTGCACGATTATAGGCAATCTCTTCTAACTTCATTACTGAATTGTCTTTACGGAACTGTGTGTCCGCACTGACTAAATCTTGATTGAGAGTTTCGATTGGTGTGTCAGTAACTTTCTTAGCAATCTCTACAGCATGTGCAGCTGCACCCTCAGTCAAACTCCAATCCATTGTCATTAAGGTCTTTTGATTTACATCTGGAAATACAGAATGTGAATCATCAACAGGGAAGAAATCCTCTGTCATACCACCTAATGTCTCAATCATACTCACCTCTAAAATAATGTATTATCTTTCATTAACGCATCAAGGTCATTACTCGCGCCAGCTACGTTTGGATTATTAGCTCCAGCACCAGAAACCGCCCCAATCTGGAATACAGACTGTGCAGCTGTACTAATTAGATTGTTGCGATTCATCTGTGACTGCGCATCATTTATAATCCCTCGGTTAGTGCTTTGTGCTGCTGCAAATCCAGCATTTGTACTAAACTGTGCCCCAATAGACGATGCCGCACCTAGCTCCCCAGAACTACCACCAACACCTTGATTGCTGGCGGCTTGTTCCACTTGAGCCATTTTTATACGACGCTCCCTGATAGCTTGCCTTGTACTCAGACGTGATTGGTCTTTAGCTGTGGCATTAGATGCATCTGTAGCATCTTCCGCCAATTGTTGGTTTCTCACTGCTACACCCGCACCAATCACTGCGGTTATTAGCATACCTATTTCAAAAATACCCATAATAAACCCCTATTGAGCATTCGCTGTTAATTGTAGTGCCCACCCTACGAGTTGGCAGTCCTTCAGAGGTTCTGTATCTATACGCATTGAGAATGCTCTTCCTCTACCACGAATCTTAGTCTTGGTCACAACTAGTTCATAACCGTCATCATATGTGTCTGATATATCACTTGGTATGTAGAAACGTGTGTGACGGTACAGTTGAAGTTGTCTGCTCCACCTATTCGCGTTAGAAGCATTGCTCCAATCCCACATAAACGTGCATAAACAAGAACTACTATTCACAGGTTCGAAATCCCCAGTAAATCCTAGCTCTGATTTTTTAAAATATGCCGTTATATAGGGAACATTCTTTGCCCTTTGGTTGTCTCCGAGATTAGCTGTCCCTGTAATAAAATATGCCTTGGCATCTACAGGTGTTGTTGCATAGGAATTCCAATCTAAGAACTGCTGATTACGATATTGTCCATATGTAAAAGATAAGGTAGAACCACTCTTAAACACCACCAAATATTTAGTTGAACGCAATGTAGCCACACGTATTGCTTCCGTTATAACAACCGTAGCTCCTAAGTCTGTAACGGTAACACCACCATCAAACACAGTTTCAGAATAGGTGCCAACTGTATAAGATTTGGACTCAATGGAATCTAATATTAGAGGGGCCACCTCGCTCCCCGTTAACGCAAAGATACGGTTCTTATAGAAAGCCCCCATATCGATATCAAACACCAGCTCAAGCATATCAGAGTTTACTGTTACATCAGAACCTGCGGTATATAACCACTTCACACTTCTAGAGTATGAGTCAAATACACCACGAGCAGATCTCTTTAACTCTTCTGAAATGTTATTATAAAGCGTCTGAATTTTTGATTTAGAGATATTCGTTGCAGTGTATTCTCCAACATTATCAGGAGAGATCATGTAAATACCATCAATAGCCCAATACATTACTGTGTTGTCAATTACGACAATGCTCTCGTCAGAAGCAGCACCACGGGTGGTTAAGCGTCTAACTAAATAGTTTTCAGCCGAGAAGCCGTAATCACTACCACCTGACAACATCCAAACACCGTTCTCCGCAATAATGAGTAACCCCGCCCCAACATCAACCATTCGTTTAATGTTGTACGCACTTGGGATACGAATGAACCCACCGTCAGTAGCAACGATATCGCTTGTTTCAGAACTTGTTGGATCACCAGCTTGATAACACTTGTAAATATCCGTATCTGACTTGACAAGTTGACTGAATAGAACATAACTGGATAGGCTAGGACTTCTCGAATCACCATCTATTACATCTCCAGAAAATCCTGCAAAGAATACATGCCCAGCGTATTCAGATACAATTGTAGCTCCTCCGGGGGTCTTGTCAAGATTGAAAGTCCCCTTAAGTGTGTACACGAGATTAGGATAAATTGTTGATAAACGATTCATCTCTGCTAAGCGACTTTCTCCCCTATCAAGGGCATCAATAATAAAATACCCTGTTGGTGCTCTGGTGTTACCAAAGTTGGTAGCTTCTACTGGCTGATCACTGAACACGAGAGTTACACCATTAGCAGGGTCTGTAACCATACCAATATTACGATCAGATGCATTGGATGGAAATTTACCTGAGCGCAGCATATACTGGCCAATAGGATCTCTGCCTGTTCCAAAGAAAGGTGCGCCTTTAATACGTCGAACCTCTTGACCCCATGTTTGGTTTCGTAAATTGTATAGGTGATTATCTGTTATCGGGTAGAATGCACCAGCAACAAAAGATATTGCTGGAATACTGTATCCGATATTTGAGTCTGCATTTAAATCAATTATATTTCCAGAACCATCAGTATAGAAATCATCTATTGAAAAAAGATCTCGAATCTTCAATGAATCGTATGTCAGATCAAAAGATCCACCATTATAAGAGATTGTAATAATTAATTTACTACCCCAAGCTCCAATAAGACGACCGCCAACTGTAGACCAGTTTATCTTGTTGGCTGAAAGGAAATTGAGAGGATAATTTTTTAAATCAAGAATTCCTGCTGGAGCATTGTCTGTAATAGATTCTGAATCAGCGTTATGAAAGAATATCTGAGATCCAACTTGTGTCACCACAAATGCACTATTAGCGATATCTCCAGCATTCTCCCACAGATATGTCTTTATAGCTGTTGTTGTTGAATCGATTGCTAAGGTGTTTGTTGGGACACTATTGAAGTTTTCTTCAAAGTCGAAACCTAAACGTCTTTCACGAGAACCATCTCGATTCAACACCCAATTTTCTTCGTCTTTAGATGCATTTGGTGGGAAATTAATTGGACTAAATTCAGTGACTAACCCACCTATGAAGCTGTTAAATTCTTGGCTGACTATTTCCTTTCCGGCCATCACTACTCTCCTCATACTTATCTATGTGACGTTGTGCTTCTTGCGGAGATGTAAATAGACCGCCTAGAACCTTCGGTAAACTACCTTTACCTGTACGCACAACTTCATACATTGATGGAAGTTTGCGCCAAGGAGTAATTTTAAAATTCGACATTAACTTCTACCCTTATATGTTTTATAACCACCAAACTTAGAAGATCTTCTACCATAATCTGGTGACTTAGTTCCCGGCTGTGCTGTCCAGCTATTACGTGACATCCACCTTTGTTGGCGTTTTCTTTCAGACTCAGATACTGGATCTGCAATCTGCTTTAACCAGTACATAGCGTGACTTCTTGCCTTTGCTAATAACGCTGGAAAGGCATCTGCTGGTAACTCTGGAACGTAATCATCTACAAGTTCAAATGTTGGGAGTACATATGCACTAACCTGACACTTAGATGTCTGTATCGTTGAATCAATACCACCATCAAACGCATCAAACACAATATATTGATCATCAAAGGATGTCCAATAGAGAGGGGCGGTATCATTGTAAACAATCAACTCCACACCAACATTAACATCGATTGAAACCTGTGTGTTGGGTTTAGATGAATCACGAGAATTTGTTTTACTCAAGAACTCTTCTGGTAATAGTGGTATAATTTCTTTGTATATCTTTTTACCATTATCTGTAACACGTTGTACGTCATATCTAACAGAGTTTATCTTTTTTACATTCTCAGGTATCTTGATATACGTTGGTCTTTGTGTTGATAATGAAGATTCTAATTTTATTAATTTATTTAGGTGTGGCCAATCTCTTGATGTCAACATTGCATTACAGGCATTCTTTATGATCGTTGCTACCTGCATACTCTCATAGTTGTCATCAATACTATTAACCTCATCACTATCAATATCTGAAAGGATATCTTGTACCATAGCAAGCAAGGACATTTTAAACATATTAATCCCTAATCTTTTCGATATCTAGTACACCCTCGTACAAGGTTATATCAACAGTAGCTGTAGCAGCAATGGCTAAACCAATCTTTGTACCTGCCACAAATTGAGCTATACCAAAACCAGTGACAGTTGAAATATCTCCAGCATCCTTAGATTTAACTCTGGCTACAGGAGATGTTGATGTTCCAGCTACTCCGTCTACCGTGACGTCAAATCCAATATTAGTGTTTGCGGCGCTTGATGATAAGGACACCCAACCAGTAACCCTGTAATAGCCATTTTCAGGTATTACCAATTCTTTAGTTACTGCATCTGATGTTACACCACCAACAGTGATAGATGGTGTGTAGTTTTGTTGTATTTTAACATATGATGCTGTGGTATGAATTGCTCCAGCAGTTACGGACACTATGACAGAGGCATTAGCTAATGAGGATCTACCAACAGGAGTATCAAAAACTGTTTCAAAAGATCCTGAACCAGCACCATCTGCGATATATACCTGACCTGCCAAAGCGGTTTCTACACCAAGTAATTTTGGTAACTGCCAACTACCTGACCCAGATCCGTTTGCTGTGTAAACTGTGTTTGCGGCTGCTGTAGCGGCACCTTTAGGTTCGTGCAGTGCAGCCCCTGTTAAATTTCTATGTTCAGCCATTCTATAATCCTTAGAAACAAAAAAGGCGAGGCTGGAATATCCAACCCCGCCTAATTTAATTAAACACCATCACCAACAGCTGCACGTTCTGGCGTGATTAGTGTATCCCAGTATTTCAGAATAACTTCAGCAGAACCTACATCAGTTGTACCAGCAGTTGCTGCTGATAAAGAGACTGTGATATTACCCTGTGTACCTACTAAAGCAGATGCTGTATCGGTAAGAGCAAATGTACCTACGGTGTCAAGGTCACCTGTTACAACACCAAGAGCTAAGCCACCGATTGTAATCGCAGGGGTGCCTGTAAACGCCTCATGCACAACAATTACAGGAGCTGCTGATTGTAGGGCACCTTTCGGGATAACCATAGGAGGAATGAATGTATCACCAGCGGCTACATCACGAAGCAACTTACCTGTGAGTGTAACCTTCAATACACGTTCTGCACCCTTACCATGTTCAATACCGAGGTTGCGACCTGTGTATTGGGGTCCATATGTATTATGTACAGTTTTAGTATACGAAGTGTTCGCATTACCAAACTTTGATTTTTCAAATTGAGCCATTAAATATTTCCTTTAAATGTTAGCCCACCAAATGAGTGTCCCGTTCTTTATAGAGAGACTGTAACATGATTGGTGGGCCATAACAATTAGTAAATTGATGCTTCAGTGATTAAAGTGAACAAGGTGTCTACACGTTGAGCACCGAAACCAAAACGAGATGATGTAACAAATTCATCACGACGTAGATCTTTATTGCGTTCCCCTTCAACACGTGGCATGCGACGCCATGCACCCATCATAGGTTTGGTTTGGTCATCCATAACACACATTGCAATGTTAGTCACACCATCTGTTACTGAAGCAGCTGTACCCGTACGATCTTCTTCACTTGCAAACGCACCTTTCGGTAAACGGTTTGAAGTGATGATGTCCCAACCAAACAAGTTGATTAAGAACTTATGATCACGAGCAAAACCACCAGCAAGATAACGCTCACCAAATGGTGTTACGTCATAAGAGATCTGTAGCTCTTTGTTCAGTGATGCTTCGCAGATTGGGTCAACAATCATTACACGGCCAGCCATAGGGACGTTAGCCTTGTCAGCTGCGAGTTTCAGATAGATTAAATCATCTGTGTTAAACTTAGCTGCACCAGCAGAATCTTTAGCCACGATACGGTGACGGAAACCGTTAACAGTGTTTGGATCACCTGCAACCTGAGCAGCCGCCGTAGCAGCTAGGAAGCGTGTTTCAAACACCTCTTGCAATGCACGTGTTGATTCAGATGAGCGTTCAGCCATCAACTGTTCAACCTGTGAACCATCTTCACGAAGTTCGTCTGTGACGTACCAAGCATCACCAACATAGTCAGTGATTGTAAAGAAGATCTCACCAGATTCAATTGGTTGATATTCAAATGCAACTTCTTCCGCACCATCTTGAATGGTTACAGAGCCAAGGGTTTTAATATGTAATTGTGAACCAGAACCGAAATCAGAGATGTTCCGATAAAATTGTTCTGGGAGCAAACCATCGTGTAGATTACGCAGGATAAAACCTGAATACTGTTCTGCTTCGTGGAATGCTGTTGAGTTAGCACGATTTTGAGCCATTTATGATACCTTTAATTATTTGTTTCGTAAGTATTTGAAATACACTTTAGGGTCTGATAGATCCCAAGTGTCTAATCCAGAATTGTGGAGTTCTTCTACCATTGCTTTTGATTCCTGCATCTCATCCCTGAGTCGTTTTGTACCACCCCATAAACTTTCATTATTTGGTTTAATTTTACTTTCGGGATTAGATTGGAATCCGAGTGAATTCTTACCACCAACCATGGGGTTTGTATCCCTTTGGATTTCTCCATGGAATAGTCCCATAAATAACGCTGGGTCTTTAGCGGCTAGAGTTCGGAGTTCGGCAGGAGTTCTACCTAACTTAGTTGCAGTTTCTTTCAGTACAGAAGCAGCTTTATCTCCATATTTGGATTCTAACGCTTTAGAACACTTTTCTTCATTCTGTTCTTCTTGCGATTTGCTTTTGTATGCATTCAACTGTTGATCTACTAGAGCTTTAATATCTTCTGGATTAAAGGCCGTACGCTGGTCAGCATCACCATTTGTATCCTTTGTAGATAGAGCCTTTAACGCATCAGCAACTGACTGACGTGCACTTAACTCTTGCTCCAACGCTGTTTTCTCTTGCTTTAAAGTAGAGATAAATTGTTGGGCGTTTAATGTGCCTTTGAGTGCTTCTTCAACACTTGCGTATTTTTGCTCACCCTTCTCATTCCTGATTGACGCTAGTAAGGTATTTAACGCCTCATTAGAGTTAGGTTGCTCTTTTTGTTCTTGTTGAGACTGGTCTGTCTCTTGATTAAAAACTGACATATTGGATGGTCATCCTAAATTATTACATAAATTTATAT